GTACAACCAACGGGAAATAACAAACCATGAAACATATAAAACGCCATAGACTACTGGCTAATTCAGTCGTCGAGTCCTCAATAACTACCGAATCATCCTCATCGGGTGATTGGGTTATTACCAGTGTGCAACCATGTCTAGCCCGTTCCAGCTCCTATTTAGGATCTGAAATGGAAGATGTGAAAGCATCTGGGCCCTGGGAGTATCATGATTGCTCACACACTTTGTGTAAAGCGAATTATGGTGTCCCTGTGCTTGAACTCGGTGAACGAACGCCTAATCTTCGGTATCTTACCTCATTGACCAGTCTGGCCAATCGAGTTACGATACCTTGTGGGAAGATCTTTTTAGATCTTTACTCACAATATGGCAGTTCCTATGGTGACGTTTTTCCACTCGAAAGAGTGGAAAAGTGGCTTGCTGATGATAGCCTAGACACGATCATAACGATTGATCGGGATCCTTTCGATTCCGATTTCTCAATATGGTTCCTGTTGGTGGATATCATTGGTATTCCCAAACTGATTACGAGTATATTCTCGCGAGAGATTATACGTCGCAACGAGTTGTTTAGTCGTAAAACGGCTGCACAACTTGCCAATGATGACCTCGCGGTCAAATTTGGCTTTTTGGCCACTTATAGGGATCTCGTTGACTTTGTCGGAATCTGTAACAGATTTCGACGAGGTTTCGACGAATATGTCAAAGCCGACAAGGTCTACCGCTGGCATGCTCCTCCTTTTCAAGAGGACTGCTCAGCGAAGATCCCAATTGTTCCGAATGCGTTTCGCTCGTGTTCTACACTTGGGAATGGTAACGTAATAGTCGAAAGACGAACTACGCCCATATCTTGTCGGTTCACGCGAACGATGGCTTATCGTTTCACGTGTCCCGAGCTCAAGAGTTGGTTGTCCCGTTTTAAGCAGCTGATCGACCTCTTCGGAGTGCTCGATCCTGCTGCTTTATGGGACGTGATTCCATTCTCCTTTGTCGTTGATTGGTTTCTCGACATTGGACGATGGCTTCACAAACACAAGCCCCGCTTGTTCTCTGGAGCCGTTCTCGTAAAAGACTATTGCGAAAGCATGAAAGTCTCTTACGTGAATGAGTACTTCGTCTCACCGACAGAAGGGTTTTATCCATTGGATTACGCCTATTCTATCGGTGTTGAAGAACGAAGTACGTATCTACGGCGCAGGTACCAACCTGACGTAGGTCATATTGAACGAGGCACAGGACACTCTTTGCTCTCAATGCGGCAAGCTATTATAGCTGCTGGATTGGTTGCTCAGAGGGTTCCTAGACCTGGTTCGATCGGTGATCTGTTTGATGGTGTAGACTTTGGTCTAGACCACATTCCGATCAACGGAACTACGGCGGCTGAAACCCACGAGGCGAATAAAGCGTGGGCTACTCGTCAGCACCAACTCCGAGCTGCAAGAGGAGGGTTAAACCTCTCCTTACGTAAGTTCGAGTTGGTATCCGCCGAGAGTAGACGCAGACGAGCTGATCTGGAAAGATTAGCTCGCTTGCCTCGCTCCAGTAGGCCATTAGCCCTTAGAGTGGCTTCGATTAAAAACCGAAGGACACAAGATCTAAGGGTAATTGCCGGTTTGGGGTTTCGCCGATAGATTCCCCCATATCTGCCGCTATAGATTACTATAGGGTGGAACTTGGGACGGGTCTCTATCGATTCAGAATGTATACCCTGTTAGAGCGGTATACACTAGTGGGGTGGCGACCACTATGTCATGACCTAGGGCTTAGTTAGCTTATGCTACCAGACCCATTGATCATTGGAGTAGCTGCGGAGACGTCCGATACAACACCATCGGTGAAATACACGATGCCTGTTGTAAAGGATGCTCGAACCGGCCTAGTCCTCCGAGAGATTACAGTCGGCAATTTAAAACGCCGTCTGGCATTTTCCACGGTTGAAACCAAGGAAAATAAACCTCTTGGGACAGTGCGTACGAAGATCCGTGTAGAAGAGGATATCCTCAACTACGCCGGTGACGTTACGCTCACGATGTTTGGTGAGGTCACTTTCGGTCTTCCCAAAGACACGAACGTCGACCCCACCTCGCTTAACTCGATTCGCCGAGTGTTAGGCCAACTCCTTCTTTATGGAGATGGCGTAACGTCAGCAGATCTTGCTAATGGTGATGCTCTAGCCTCCCGCTACCTCGCTGGAGAGCTTTAGCATAACATCGGTCTGAACTAGGCGTCTGATGATGGTCGTTAGCTAGCTAAGCTATGATGGATTACCAAAATGGAATCCGATAATAGCGTAGAGACTTATGTCTCCCTAGTATTGCGACTACATCAGGACATAGAGGAGAGGCACATTTCTAAATGTGCTCTTGGATGTAAGCCAGCACGCGATCGCATTGAAATTAGCAATCGCGTTAAGGCCGAAGGACTTAGTTTTCTAACTAAGACACTTCCATCACTCGGTAAAGCGATTGATATTGCTTTACAGGGCGTTGTACCACTAACAACCCTTGCTTTTCGAAAGAAGAGTAAGGATTCAGCAATCCCGAGTTTTCTCGGTTGGTTGCTCAAGTTAGTATTCCAAGATAACGGATTCGTCCGCAGCGATGTTGACGAATCCGCTCTCCGCTGTTTGCGGACGCTAGCTTACTTTTGTTATAAGCTAGACCTACCATATGACCAAGAAACCGAAAAATCGGTCCTTGACTCATTCGTCGAGACAGACGCGAAATTGGCTCATCACCAAATTCCGTCTGAAGTTGAGCCTGTGGTTGAGCTTGCAGCTGATTTTATTAGCTGTTTTGCTCATTCTGCACCATTGCGAGGATTTAAACCCAAGCATGGTCCGGGCGCTGTTGCAACTGGCGAGCGAGGTTTTGAGAAATCTAACTTCGCTCGAGTTTATCGTTCCTTAGGAAGACTATTCCCGATTAGGGAATGGTTTTTCTTAGGTGATAGACATATCAGTACGAACAGTACACAGGTTAACGCCATGAGGATCCTAGATTCGGGAACTGCGAAAGTAGTTCTCGTGCCGAAAGATTCTCGTGGCCCTCGACTCATATCCGCAGAGCCGCTTGAAATCCAATGGATTCAACAGGGTATTAAGGATTCCTTAGTACCTTATATTGAAACCCACCCCTTGACAGGGGGGCAAGTGAATTTCACTTGTCAGGATATCAATCGTTCTCTGGCATTGCAGTCCTCAAGTAAAGACAAGGATGATATTATGTTAGACCAAAAGTCTTTACATAATGTTTATCCTTATCTCCATCGACCCTCTAAACGAGTGCCGAATCTTGATTGGATTACAATGGATATGAAAGACGCGTCAGATCGTGTATCCTTTGCTTTAGTCGAGAGACTATTTCAAAGTACCTTCTGGTGGCAATATTTCAAAGCCACTAGAAGTACACATACACGGCTGCCGGGGGGGCAGATAGTGGAATTGAACAAGTTCGCACCTATGGGTTCAGCATTATGCTTTCCCGTAGAAGCCCTTGTTTTCTTCGCATTATCCGTCGCGACAGTGTACAGTAGAACAAAACTCTCCTGGGCGCAAGCCTGTAAGAGAGTCTACGTGTACGGCGATGATATCATCGTACCTAGCGAATTCTATGCTAGTGTACGGCACACTTTGGAAGCCGTTGGCTTAAAAGTCAACGAGTCGAAGTGTTGCGTCTCAGGACTCTTTCGAGAGTCTTGCGGGTGCGACGCCTTTAATGGCGTCGACGTCACACCCATCCGTTTACGGAAGACATGGCATCATCGTGATGCGTCAAATGCCAATCAACTCGTTTCATGGGTGAGTTTGTCCAACTCACTTTATGAGCGCGGGTATTGGAGGGCGGCGGAGTATTCCCGACGTGTGATTGAGGACCTTTATGGGCCTCTACCAAACGTCCCGTATCGCGTAAAGGAGGGTAACTCGCGAGAGTTATACTTACAAAACGCGGGCCGAGTAATCGGTTTCTTCCGTCCCTTCGATGACCTTGGCTATAGAGTACCTCACCTAAACCATAAGTACTACAAATGTAGTGAACATTGGCATAGGAAGGTCCTCTACGGGCCAATGGTTCGTCCGGTCCACTCTCGTGGGCCGGCGAATCATTATAACGAGTACTTTCGGGCACTTGTGTCCGGCGGTACAGGTCAAAAGGTCGGCATTTATCCGGTACCTCACCGGAGTCGCCTGAAACGAG